GTAATGTCCAAACGACTTCAGGTACTGCTTCTATAAGACCTGCTGCTTGTGCTACTCCAACAACACCAGCGACAATTGATGTCCATACTGTCTTTGATTTCCACCAAGCTTTATCTGCTATGATTGCCATAATTAACTCCTTTTGTTATTAAAATTATTAGAATTGTAGTATTGCGTAATCGTATCTTAATGTAAGAGTAACATCGGCTGGGTCTGTAGTATTTGACCAATCCAAATCGTTAAAATTCGCGTTTACAATCCAAGTTCCCTTTAATGTCCATTCTTCTACTTTATCACCAACGGGTCCCAAAACATTGATAGTTACATCCTTCTTATAGAAGTCTGTATAACCATCTCGGCCTGTTACTGATTCGTGAGATAAACGAACCCATTCCATAACGGCTTGTGCTCCACTTGGAACAACTGGGTCATATAATGTAATTTCTAATTCTTCCCAAGCTCCTTTACCTTTAACATATCGTTTTACGTTAATATGGTCTAACTCAATAGTTTCAAAAGCTATTGAAGGTCTATTAGCGGTTTTAATAAGATAGGCTGGTATACCTTCAATATACATAATGTACCGATTTTTTGTTTTCGGTTCAAACGGTGTGAACATTATTTCAGAAGGATCTAATAGTTCTGGCATCTTTAATCTCCAATAAGTTTAATTCTTCAACTATAAATATCAAAATTCTAAAAAATCATTATAATCATTCTTCATAGTTTTTTAGAAGTTTTTCATTTCTGTCATATATAAATATATCCGGCAACAAAAAACCCCTCAAAAAAGAAGGGTTTTTCATTTATTAATCTATTGATTAAACTTATTCTGGAAATGCTGCTCCAGTAGGTTGTACAACAAAGTCCAATACAATAAATTCAGCTGTTCGTGTTGGTTGAATAAATATCTGTCCAACGAGTTGATTTCTATCAACTACGTCTGCAGTATTATTTGTATCATCCATCACTACTCTAAATGCGGATAAACCACTATTAGCTTGTACTGACTCTAAGAACGGATTCACTATATTAAGGAATCTGTTTCTTGTTGCTGTATTATTTTGTTCGAATACTAAATACCTACTTGAAGATGCGATAAACTTCTTCAGTTTAATTAACAATCTACGTACATTAACCCTATCGAGTGCTGATGGACGACCTTGTAAGGTCTTTTGTCCCCAAACAACCACACCCTGACCTGGGAATGAAGCGATTGGATTAACTCTTTCTTCATAGAGATCATCTCTTTCTGAATGTGTTAATCTTGTCTGTGCTTCTAATACCGTTGTCAATCCACCACGATTCAAACCTGCTGGTGCGAACCATTCGTGTGCTACCTTATCCGTGTAAGCGATTACACCAGGTAAGACACAAGAAGGTGGGACCCAAACTGGAAGTCCTGAATTCCTATCAACAATCTTTACCCAAGGATAATAGGTTGCTGCGTAGTTAGTATCAAGTGAAGATATAGCTGCAGTTGCAGCTGCAATTGTACCACCCTGAATTCCACAATCTAATATATAGAAAGCATCACCACGTGCTTCCATCTTAGAAATTGCGTGATTTGTAATCTTTGGATGTAAATCATGAATAATACCAGGTGTTACTAACATATTGATATCAAACTCATCGGCGTTACTAATAGCGTTAATTGCTTTCTTATAAGATACTGTACCACCAGTTGAAGATGTTGAACAATCAAACCCTTGTGTATTCGTTGCTCTAATATCTGCTCCTGTATATTTTGCACCTGCTGGATTATCACCATCGAATCCACCTTGAAATGGAACAACGAACTTTCTCTGTTTAATATGAGAAAGTGCTAATGTTACATATTCTGAACCAGTAGATACGGTGTCACCAAGTGTTGTTGCATCAGAGTGTCCATACATATCTTCCAAACTCATACTTACATTTGCCCCATCTCCAAAATCATTAACTGGTGCTAAATATTCTTCTGCATCTGCATTAGCGTAATCATGTCCATACAAAACATTACTATCAAATTCACCTTGTGTATTTAATTGTAAAGATTTAAATATCCATGCTGGAATACCTGAATCATCACTACCAAATGGATTACTAATTGCCCCATGTCCCATCGGAACAACCGTCTTTGGTGATTCACTGTCTGCTATTGGTTGAAAATCAGAAACATAAATATGCTTAGACATATTTGGCCAATCACCTTGATAAGTGAGTTTACCATTTGAATCTATATCTACATATCTATCACCAATCCGTTTTGCAAAATAACTTGGACTTAGTGGATCAAAATTTAATCCATCCCACTGTTCTAAAATGTTATCTTTTGTTAAATTGTTATCATTTAATCCAGTTTGTCTAAGTTGTAATGAAAACTGACCAAAATCACTTCCTGCAATTGAACCTGCCGCTTTAACATTTAAAATAACAATTTTAAATTTGTTATTTACATCACTACCATGTGAACGAGTATTAATTTTAAATAAATTATATCGTGAACTATTAATCAATTGTGATTGAATATATGGTGTTGATGCGTTTGCGTATGTTACTGCCAAATCATGAGTACCATGACTTGCACTTATTATACAAATATGCTGCTACGGTATTCTGTCCAGATGTTTGTACTTGAGCATCCTTACTAAATACATTTTCAATATAATCTGCACTTCCTGTATCAAAAGAAATTGTATATGTATATGATGTTAGACTTTTTGCTCCCCAATTACTACCATCCAATGTTAATGCAGATGTACTCCAATTAGCACCTGCTGTAAGTGTACTAGCCTCCAAATCTGCAGTTCCTTCTGAACCACCACGTGATGGTAATAGTACTGCTAAGTTTGACTGGGATAGAGTAGATGAACTAACATAAAGTGTTAATGAATCAACTGAATACCCTGCTGTATTAAGAACACGGACTATCGTTACAGACCCTGCACTTGTGTGTAATATCGTTTATCCGTAGTTCCAAACATTTCTTCAAACTCAGGGAAATTTCTTATTACGGTTGGAACGAAAGCAGGACCTTTAAGTGTTGGTCCAATTATTGCTGCTCCAATGTCTGCTATTCCTTGAGGAAGAAATGATAAATCACGTTCACGAGTAAATACACCCGGAGATACGATTCTTTCTGCCATTTTATTTCTCCTATTATTATAATTTAAATAACTAAATTAGTCGTTTTTAGACTATAAATATTTACAATAAATATCGCATAACTTTCTCAAACGATATATTTGTAGGAGACTATTTAAGTAGTTTCTTTAGTAGTTTCTGGTACTTCAACTGCTGGTGTAGGAGTGAATACTCCTGTCGTTGGATCTAAATTTCCAGGACCATACTTTTTATTCAAGTCTGCAACTAATTTTCGTTCAGTATCTTGAACTTCACCATATTCAACTTCCAATTTAGTTTCTGTTTCATCAATAGTATCGAGTTGCTGTTGAACCAACAATCTCTGAACTCTTAATTGTCCAAATTGAAGTTGTTTCTGTTGATATGAGTTTTGTAGGTCTTGTAAAGATTTCAATTCATCTTCTGTGAATTTTGTCTCTTGATCTGCCATAACTTGTTTATAACTTATATACTATATATATCAAATGAATTACCTTAATTCACTTTTTTCTTTAAAATTTTTAAATGTTCGATTGATCTCTCTCTTTGTTATTGTTATCATTATTTTTATAGTCCGAATCTGCTACGTTGTACGTTAAAGTTTTGACTTACTTCTGCTGCTGATAGAGCTCTGTTGTAGATTTTAAAACTAGCTATGTTACCTTTCCAGTATTCAGAACTTGTTCTATATCCTATAAGGATATTATTAGCACCAGTCCAATCAAGGGTAGAAAGTGAGCCGTTTGCCGATTGTACGCCATTTTTATACATTACTACTGCAGTCCCGCTATGTGTTACTAAAAAATGAGCCCATGTATCTGCTTCAATTGCATCATCATCATAAAGGGTATACCAAGCAGTACTGTCATGCTGTTGGTACATTAATCTTCCATTTGATGTTCCTTTTCTTAATTGAAAGACCGCATTAGATGTGCCTGTTTTATCGTAATGCATTACCTTTCTATCGTTAGAATCTAATGTACCATTAAACCGTATAACACATTCAACAGATATACTAGTTGGAGTACCTATAGAAAGAACAGAAGTTGGAATATAATCATTATTACCATCAAATACAATACTACCGCCATTTCCACTATCAAAAGTTGGACCATTCGTCAATGTTCCATCATATCCATTCCCACTTAAATCACTCCAAGTAGTTCCACTTCCTGGATAACTATTCTTATCAGCTGCATCCAAACAGAGAACTAACCCATCTGTTACTATATCTGGTCCTCCACTTGCTCCCATATCTATACTCCAAACCTACTTCGTTGAGCGTTAAAGTTTTGTGATATTTCTGCTGTTAATAGGGCCCTATCGTAAATGTGCGTAGTAAAAATATTGCTTCCCCAATAATACCCATTCCCTCTACCAATATTAAATACAGTAGGAATAGTATAAGAAGTATAACTTTTACTATAATTATAAACACCATTTACATACATATTAGCATTTGAACCATCTAATACAACCGTAATATGAGTTGGATCAGTTGTAACTACAATATTCCCCCCACTCCAACCACTATTTTGGATTCCCATTCTCCAATAACCACCATTAGTTGCAAAATAACATCTATCATTTCCATGAGAAGTGGGTGCAAAAAACATTCTACTACTAGCAGTTGAATTTGATTGAACTACACAACTAACAGAAAAGGGATTTGTTGATGGATTTCTATTTAATCCAAACCCAGTTGTAACATAATCATTAGAAGCATCAAAAGTTAAGGCACCACCATCAGTAGTACTAAAAGTTGCACCATAAATAACACCATCATCACCTTTACCACTTAAATCAGTCCAAGTAATCCCAGAGCCTGGATAACTATTCTTATCAGCTGCATCTAAACAGAGAACTAATCCATCCGTTACTATTTTTGGGCTATAATTCGTTGCCATGCCTATACTCCAAACCTACTTCGTTGTGCATTAAAGTTTTGACTTACTTCTGCTGCGGATAGTGCTCTGTTATAAAACAAAGCAACTCCCATGTCTCCATCCAGATAGTAATTTCCCCCTCCGACCCTACACGTGGCGTTTGTGTCGGGAATGGGGTCCAGAGACCATGGCTGACTCGGACTAAAAGTCCCAGCATCTTCAACACCGTCAATATACATTTTGGCAATACCCGTAGAAGCTACATATGTGGCAACACAATAATACCATGTATTAACATCCCAATCTGTTTTGGTAGAGTATTGTACAAAATAAGTTGCCTCACTATTTTTTAGTTCCCAGTAAAGCTTGCTACTGCCCTTTTGAAAAGCAAAAAAGTATGATCTTTGAGTGTCCACGCCTCTTTTGCCAAACAATTGTGGATAACCGCTGGCTTGTGACGCAGGAACAACATCCAGTCTGATCCAAGCACACAAAGTCATCTGTTCTGCGGCATAAACATCTCCACACTCAACATATTCATTAGTACCATTAAAGTTAAAACTTGCAATACCAGCAGTACCAAAAGTTGGGGAATTAGTCAAAGTTCCATTATTCCCATTAGGACTTAAATCAGTCCACGTAGTGCCGCTTCCTGGATAACTATTCTTATCAGCTGCATCTAAACACAATATTAATAGAATCCGTTAAAGAATTAAAACAAGAGATAGAAGATCTAAAGAAAAAAGTGATATAAAATGGCGTTTTCACATTCACCAAAAATAGTAACGGATGGATTAATATTGTGTTTAGATGCAGCTGATAAGAATAGTTAT